CATTACACAAACCTTCCCTTAGTCTTGCCCTTGGTAGCGCAGCCGTCAGCGCGCTTGGAAGCAGTCGAACCGCCCTTGGCCATCTTTTTAACAGCCATTGGCTTCTTCTTTACCTTGCCGCCCTTGCGCATCGTCGTACCGGCAGGAGCTTCTTCAGCCATCATGACCTCTTCCACCATCGGGCGAAAACGCATACCTGCTGCAGCAGCGCGCTTAGCGTCAAACTCAGCTTTTTGCATAGCAGCGATTTCTGCCGCTGTTGCTGCGCGTCGAGCGGTTCTTTTCTGTGCTGCCCCAGCCATACGGGGCATTATACCCGCCATAGGGCCAAATGCCCTATTCATTGCGCCTAGTCCCTTACCGAATAGACCCTTACCTGTTACAGCGCCACCAAATGGCGAGAGGTCACCTATCTTAATACCCATTATGCAGCATCCTTCTGTGTAGGGACTATCATCGGATAGAGGACGTCCTTGCCAAATTCACCTTCATACTCTTGCACGCCCATGTGGCCCAGCTTGATGGTTGGATCGACCCAGACTTCAAAACCTACTTCACGAGCGCGGTCACAGAAGAGATAATCCTCCCCGATGTAACCCTCGTCGGTCTTCATGAAATCAAACATGCAGGGGACACTACGCTCTGTGCGTTCGTCGTAATAGCGCCACTCAGGGTGAGCAGCGTCTAGGGTCTCGAATACATCGCGGCGGACCATCATAAAGGCAGTGGCTACACGCTTGGCACGGACAAGGCCCATACCATTCATCGTAAGCTCACCGGCTTCATCTTGGTCAAGAGTAGCAATGTAGGTTTTAGTAGTGCTGCGCGTACGTGGTACACCAGCAACAATTCCCTTTTCAGGGTCTGAAGTCCAAGCCATCAGGCGGAAAACGTCAGCAGATTCAAAATTAATGTCGCTATCAATGAACATCAAGTCCGTGCAGGTAGAGTCCAGCATGTCCTGCGCAAGCAGGTTGCGAGCACGGGAGACAACAGAGCAGCCACATATGCTACCGATCTGAACGTCAACCCCGTGCTTCTGGGCTTCTTGTGCGAACTGGGCCAATGAGATAGCTAACTTCAAAGAGACCTTAAAGTCGTAAGCAGGCAGCGCAATGAATACGCTGCGTCCAGCTAGGTCATAACCTTTTTCGTTTTGCATATATCACCCGAAAAACACTGTAGCAGTTATGTTAGCAGGTAGCCCTACATAAATCCCGTTTTCAGCAAGGATACCTTCGCCGGGAATAGGGACAGAGTACGCCACAGCGTTATAGCTGTCGGCTTCCAGCAATACAGCCAAGTAGACATTCACGTTACCCGTACCCGCTGCCGCTGTAGTAACTGTGAAGGTGGTGGCATTAGCAGTAACCACCGTATACGCACCGTCCACAGCGCTACCACTAGTGAAATCTAGGAATACCCTGTCACCCGCAACAAGACTATTTGCTACCGTAACTGTTAGCGTAGTTGAAGTAATGCTGTACGTACCCGCTTGCGGGTTGTTGTTCATGAAAAGGACGTTCCTCGCCGCCGCAGCCGCGTTCGCGGATAGGATAGCCCCCTTAAGACGGGTGCGGCCCGCAATGGCCACCCCCGTCGCGCTCATGTGTTTGGATTTAACATCAGTTTGCATAGCCATAGGATTGGCCTCCTATTAAGCTATTACGAGTTAGCAAACGGCGTAGCAACTGTGCCCGAACCAAGCAACGAACCTTGGATTAACCACTGGGTTGCAGTAACAGCCGTGATGATAAAGTACGAACCAGCGATACCACCAGTAGTCGTACCGTTGAGGTTGATCGACCGAGTAGCCGTACCGTCAGCAAAGAAGGTGCTATCAGCGCCAGCACTGATGCCGACGAACGCTGAACCCAACAAGAAGTTGCTTGCAGCCGTGATAACCTTAACCGCAGTGGCGGCAGTGGGGAGGAAAAACCTGTACTCAGTGCCGAGGTTGTTAGGGGTGTTTGGATCAGAACCCGGACCAGCCGAAGACGGATCAGCCGACGCGTTAAGCGTAGGCAACGTGATCGTGGTCGTTGCGGCAGTGATGTTCATGATACGGCCAGCGTAGGTAACGTCATCAAGTGTCAATGTGGCAGTTGAAACTGCTTTAATTGTACCGGGACCATCTGAAATAAAGCCGTTCAATGAGCGAACGGGACCTTGGAAAGTTGTAAGCGCCATAATAATATCTCCGTGTAGTAGCACTAACTCATACCGTCTCTACTAAGTCTGCTAGGGCAGTCGGTACAAGTAATAATCCTAGTAGGTGTAAGCATACACCAGATAAATTAAAAGGGGAAGAGGTTTCCCCCCTCCCCTCTTTAAGTTCTTATGTAGAACCGGATGAACCGAACATACCAAGTGGGTCAGAGAAGCCAAACGAGTAACGCTCGCGGGCCTTGTAACGCACGTTGCCAGTATCGAAGTCACCGTCCATGCCCGTGCTCATTGGAGTACGAACAAAGTGCTTCATGCCGTTTGGCACGTCGGTGGTCAGGAACCAGCCGTTCGTGTCGGTCAAGAAGTGGTTTACGGTATAGCCTTCTGGGATCGAACCGTTGTTCTTGAGTGCGTTGATATCGTTATCAGCCGTACCGACGCGAAGTTCGGTTTCGAGCAAACGAGTAGCAACAAACATCAAGTTTGGTGGAACAATCAACTTACGTGGCTTAGCAGCAATCAGAAGACCACGCTCGTCAGTCCAAGCAGCAATCTGAATGACTGCGGCTTCAAGCGACGTTTCGTTAAGGTCAGTCTGCGTTGCAGGCGTATTCGAGTTAACACCACCAGATACAATTGGGTGTGAAGTCGAGAACAATGCTACGCCATCACCACCGGGGTAGGATGAGCTAAAGCCGTTGTTCAAAACCGCAGCCGCTTTGGTCTGCTTGGTGTAGGACATCGCACGGGCAAGAGCCTTAGTATAACGAGCCGAGAGGCTGTCATACAAGTTATCTTCAATCGCTTCTTCAGTCAGCGAGAACCCGAGGGCAATCGTTTCATGGGTGTAGCGAGCAGTGAAGACTTCCTGACCATTGTCGTATGCGATAGCCGAACCTTCGTTCTTAACCGGAGCAGCGGAGAAGCCCGACAGCTTGGTTTCTTCTTCGAACGAACGCTCGGAGGTTTCGGTGTCAAAGATTTCCTTATGCTCTTCGCCGTAGCGATCATATTCCAAGCCAAACAAAGCGTTTAGGCCCGGGAGGAGTTCTTTGAGGAGTTGTGCGCGTGAAATTGCCATGTCTTAATACTCCCCTTATACGCCGGTTGGGTTGAGGTAAGGATGCATACCTTGGTTCCACTTGACGACAACTTCCGTGAAGGAAGCTGGATAGCCAGCAGGTGAAGTTTCAGCAATAACATCGATGATGCGGATAGGGAACGTCGAGGTGGTACCCAAAGTGGAGCTAATAGCAACCTTGGAATCACCTGTGGTGGTCGAACCAGCATTCTGAACCAAAACAGCGTTTTCACCGACGTTTGCACGGGTGACTGTACCAATAGTGGTACCGCTTGATACTACAGCAACTTTATACAGAGCGTCAGGGTCATCTTGCACGAATGCAACGATGTCGGTGATGTTTGTAGTAGCTGCGTAGAACTGACGGAACGTCTTACCAAAGGTTGGATCGGTATACGAGCAACCAAGGAAAACGCCGACAGGGGTAGCCGAGCTTGTGCCAACGTCCTTATCGAGCGTTCCCGAGCTATTCAACTTTACGACGTCACCAAAGAAGATGGACGTTGAAGAGTTGGTAGCAATCGGAATCGAACGAGTAGCGCTAGCAAAAACCTGACCGCCGATCAAATTGATCGGAATGAGACCATATGGTCCCGAAACAGTAGGGTATGCCATGTTTCTAAACTCCTAAGATTTATTTGCCTGAACCAAACGATGTTTTGGACCTACGCTCCGTAAAGAGCGGCATCCTCGGATCGTTCTCGCGCATGAAGTTGCTATCCACGGACTCATTCTGTGATTGGGTCATTTTGTCAAAATGTTCTCGACGTTGTCCCATAAACTCAGAAGGAATTTTGCATAGCAGCAAACCTGCGATTTCGATATTATCCTTAAAACGGCTATCCGGGTCGGTTATATTTTGGAACTTAGGTTGTTCCTCAATACGTACTGGTTCCCAGCCTTCACGAAAAGCCGATGAGGTATTGCGAGCGTCATTTTGACCCATCGTAGATACGCGTACCCAACGGTATGCATAGCCAGCTTCTTTGTCCGGTTCTGGCAAGGTTGATGCCGGTTGCCATGTTTTAGGACGTTCAGCTTCTACACGTGTCTCACGAGGGGACCGGGCCGAACCCGATTTACCTTCTAGGGCGTCAATAATATCAGTCATTTTAATTCTCCATCTTCACTACTTCACGAGCATATTGCTCGTTGGTTAAACCCAGTCGTCTTGCGATTGAAACCTGAGTTTTGTTCAACACAATCTTTTTGGGGGACCGTGTACGTGAGGCTGGAGCAACAACCGATGACGCTTTTAAATCACGTGCAGTGGGTTTAGTGTCGCTGTTATCTGTTTCATCCTCGAAATAATCGAAGAAGCGACGGCGCATAGTTTTGTCTACAGCGCCCCAATATTCGTCGGTACCAGCAAACTGCGGGCCACGTTCATTTATGAGCCTCTGATGAAGCCCAAGAGCAGATGCAGTCATTTCCGGGTCTGTACCATACCAAGTATTGCGCTCTTGCCACGCCATAGTTTTCTGGTCAGGTTGCGGAATTTGTACCTGCTGTTGTGGTATTTCTAACTCATTATCTTCCTGCTGTAAAGTAGGTTGATAATTATTTATTTGCTGCATGCGGTAGTTAACTTGCGTAAGCTTCTCTTGAGCGTCTGCTAGACGATTTGCGTCTCCTGACTCGTACGCTTCCACAAACTCGCGCTTAGCTGCAGAAGCTTCGAACTCCGCAGTTTGTTTATAGCTGCCTATAAGGGACTGTTCGCCCTGTGCTAGCGTGCTCTTTAACCTACGGTTTTCTTCAAGAATGCGTTGCGCAACGGAAAGAGCTTCTGTCTTTTCACGCATCTCGCGTTCTTTTTCACGGCGTTCGTCGTGCCAGACCTTCTTCATCTGCTTCAGACGGGTTTTTACTTTGTCGGAATAGTCTTCAAGCTCGTCGGCTTCTAACTCTTCAACAAGTTCCTTCGGCATAGGCTCTCGGCCACGGTCTGCCTCCGGGGTATCATCTTCTATCTCGATTTCGGGCTTTTCGGCCTCAACGGCATCATCCTCGATTTCAAACGAAAAGTCGTCTTTATCATCCATACTCATGTCATTCTCCTTGTACGGCAATGCCGTTTATGCGCGGCTGATGCCACGCGGGTCTTCAACAACACCTTCGACACTATCGTCGTTGATGATGCGGAACTCACGACCGTGAATTTTCACACGGCTACCTGCATGTGGGCGGGTAAGGATGAAGTCACCTTCTTGGCACCAAGGGCCAGATGGAAAACGCTTTTCGTCTTTGAAGGCGTCAGGACCTATCTTCAGCACCATAAGTACTGGGGTAGTAAGTTCTTCAAAATGCTTGGTAGCGTCTGACTTGAAGATACCGCCAGCGGTCTTCTCTTCGGTTTCTGGGATAGCGCATAAGATGCGATAGCCTGACGGGTCAGGAAGTTGCTTAGCTTTCTTTTCATTAGTATCGGGTAGAACTGTTGCGTCATCAATATTGTTTACATCCGACGCCAAAAAAATCTCTGGGGTATCGGGAAGAGTATTGTCCTCTTTATCAATCATCGTCTTGTTCCATTCGTTGCGCAGTTTCAGTAATTATATTATTCGCCACCAGCAAACCACGATAAATGCCACAGGCGTACTTATAGTCACCAAAGTCTTTAGCTTGGCCCATGGCCATATCTGCTTCGATAACCTTAAGTTCTTCTTGCACCTTGTTTGAGAGGTGCTTTAATAGGTTAGTACTCACTGTTGCTCCTTAGTTTGCTCTTGGTTAGGGGTGGGTTGTTCGCTTTGAAAAGCTTCACGGGCAATTTCGATACCCATGCGTAGTCCTTCTGCTTCTTGCTTAGCTTCCATTTGGCCTTTGGAAGTGGCAAGTTTTGCACCAACGTTTAGGCCCGCTATTTCTTCTTGCGACTCTATACGCATTTGCTCAAGCTCAAGTCGGTCGGTCTTTTCAGTGGCGTCAATCAGCATCTTCTGCTTCTTGAGTTCTAGTTCGCCCTTCTTAATCTCCAGTTCTTGCATCTGCATCTGGACTATTGGGTCCTGCTGCATCTGTTGGTTCTGTTGCTGTTGGGCTTCGGCTTGATTCTTCTGTAGCAGTTGTGAGGCTGCTTGTGCGGCCAGACGGGAGACAGCCAACTCGGTGTCTTTATCCATTTCTGCGTCTGGTGGAGGTAGTGGGACACCGGCCTGTTCTTCGACTTGCTTGCGGTACTCGAACGCAAGGTGTTCGGCTATATGCGCCTGTATAGAAGCCATCATTGCCTGTGCGTTAGGGTTCTGGCCCATAAGCTGCATAATCTTGGGGTCTTGCATAGCGCTTGTGTGCACAATGATATGTGCTTCGTGGTCTTGGTAGATAAACGCCTTGAGGGGCTTACCGTTAAGGACATCCATATTTTCAGACACAGGGTCACGCGGCTTCATGTCGTCACCATCTTTGAGTGGTACGAGCTTCTGCGCGTTCTTGATACCTAGCACCTCGAGCATTTGGCGGTGTAGGTAGGGCAGGTCGTAGATTTGCGGCGCGCCCTGTGCCAACTGGATAACAGCTTGATACTGTACAATCTTCTGCGCCATAGTGGCAGCATTGGGATCAGATACCGGGATAACCTCGACAATGTCGTAGTCAGCCTTCTTAGCCCTACGACCGCCTTCTTCTGGCTCAAAGCTATACTCATCCGGCGTGTAGTCGCGTATGATACCTTTAAGTAACTGGAACTCACGCTTCATAGAGTGGTGAACACGCGCCTGCACGGCGCTCATCATCTTCAACGTACGCTCAAGTATGGCCAGTGTGGTGCCCACAGGGGCCTGTGCAGACATGTCAGAAATCTTCATGTCCGCCATACCAGCAAAGCGACGACCTTCGTCTACGATGGTCCCTAGAAGCGAGTATAGGACCTGTGAAGGTTCCTTGTAGGGTAGTGGCATGATATTATCACGCATCGTACCACTGGCGACGTCTACATCGCGCCATTCCGCTGGGCTTATGGGTGTATCGTCCCCTTTAACTCTAAGACCTTTAGTTTTGAAGCCACCCGGAAGGTTAGATAGAGTACCAGCATCAACAAGCTGACGAATAAGACTGGTACCAGACTTAGCAAAAGCACCAATAAGGTGAATAAGGCCAAAAGCGTAGAAGCCAAAGCCCGGAACATACGAGTAATGTACGAAGTGATTGCGCTTAAGTTTCTTTTTATCATCAGGGTTCCAATTCCGGCGTATTGAAAGGACTGTTTCGGTCTCTTTATCTATGGTAACAACGTAGGGGAGGGCTATTTCAAGCTTATTTTCCTCTTTATCCCTATAATCATCGTCTTCAATGACCAAATCTACGTGCATTTCTAGTAGTTTATACCGGTCATCGGTATCTGCACGGAAACCAAGCTGTTCTGAAATCTTCTGCTCGACTGCATCCATGGAGTTAACAGGTTCTGGCAGGTCTACCTCACGGTAAAAGCCCGATGCTTGGAGCTTTTTAAGCTCGTTCGGGGTCTTCCGCATTACGTGGGTGACGCGCTCAGCGACTTCCAAGCTGGACGCGCCATAAGGCACAACTACGTCTTCCGCAGTTACATACATAGCAACCTGACGACCTAGTGACGGGTCGTAGTACACCTTCTTGAACGCGTTTCCTGAGAGGCCCAACCCCCACAGCATGCGCTCGTGTTCGGGACGATACTCGACCATCACATCGGTCAACTGGTAATTCATGTCTTCTTGGACGCGTGCAGCGGCGTCCTTCTTTTCTGTGGTTTCTTTACCAATAACCTGCGTACGCACCGGTCCTC